TTTGATGGCGTGGAGATCCATGGTGCTAATGGCTATCTGGTTGATCAATTCTTACATTACTAACCAAACTCCTAGGCCAAGAGTAACTAGTGAGTTCTCTACCGTCCTCTGTGGTAATATTTCCCTCAAGATAGTATGGGCCATAAACTGAGGTATATAGATCGTGTCTGGCTGCAACCCCATGAACTCCCCTTTTGCATCCAAAGAATTGAGTAGGGCTCTTTGATGTATATGAAATACCTTCGTTGTCAATGAACAACTTTCCAGAGTCTGGGAATCCACCCGTAGACTCCACTGTGATCGTGAAGACATCGAATAGATCATTATTACCACTTACGATCTCTACGGGTCGAGTAAGACTGGTCTCTGGGTTAACTGGTAATATACCATGAAGATTATCCGGATTCAGATAAAGTTCATATTGTGATGTTCCCTGATGCACATACTTTGAAGAATAATCACACACAGATCTTCCGTAGATCTTATCATCATTAAACGATCTGATAACAATCTCAGACCCAATGAGACGATCTGGGGTGATATATTCCTTGGATGGATCAGATAGGATCTGTGGGAATGGTTCTACTCTGACAATTGGAGATTCTGACCAAGTGGATGTAGAAGGTTTAATCATCCTATCACCGGGATAGGATACTTCTACTTCATTATTGGCAAACAGTGCCTTGAATAGGGAAATGATTCCCAACTTAGATCCTTTAGATGAATAGAAGTCTTTGATATTTTGAAGGAGAGATGATCTGGTAATCAGACCAGATACCCTATCACTTGAAATATTTGGTGCATACGATTCGTGGATATTATCCAACATTGCAACCAAGAAGAGTACAGAAAGGTTATGTACTTCTGTACCAACAATATGAGACTCCTCTACGGTCTTCAGATACTTTCCACTACTAATAAGGGTAGGTAGGATGGAAGTACCGGAAGCACCCCTCTGAAGGTCATACAGAACATTATCCTCACGAGTTCTATACAATATTACTTCATCACCAACTAAGATGACACCATTCTCTTCAGGGAACCCTGTTCCATCGGTAAGTGTCAACTCAGAGTCACCAATATCCAAGTTGATCTTCAATACTGAAGATTTGACTATCTGATTTCTATATGTCTCTAATGATCTATATTTACTAAGATTCTGAAGAAGATCACTCCCAAAACCCTGTCTCTCCTCACTCTCATATGATCGTTGCATGAAGTCAACGAACCTATCGTATGAGGTTACAATATGAGATGGTAGAAGACTATCAATCTGGGATGATGCACTTACGATGTGATTATAGTGTTCGGTCATGATCCAATAACTTCTTTGTCTACTAAGGCTACAATATTAGAATTAGCAACGTCGAACTCTGCATAGACAGATCTCTTCGCTATCACATCTTGATTCTTAGGGATTGCCCTAATCTGAACAACCGAACCAGATACACTAGTATTTACAATGTTTATTGGGGACTGATATCCAAGAAGGATTTCGCCTTTCTTATAGTCAACGGTACCGAAGTTTGTATCCACTACAACCTTTGAACCAGAGTCATCTAAGTAGAATCTGTATATCTTACCTTCGCCGTCGTCTTCGAAGTAATATACTTTAGAATCAACTACTCCATCAATTTGAAGTTGGAATCCAGTAGAATATACAGAAGAGGTTCCTTTATTGTTCCTAAACTCATTCTCGAAACAAACTTCATAGGATGCATTAGTGTCGACAACTGCAACCATATCTCTTCTCATTCTGAATTCTGTGTTATTTCTGGTGATTGCCTTATTGGAATCATCGATTGCACCAATTACTCTGGAATAACGAACAGCACCACCGAACTTAGATACAGAAGAGGACTTGGAATATTCGGATAGAGTGTCACTAACATTTGCAACAATTGCCGAACTGTCACTGATGGTTTTTCTATCATCAAAGTAAACCACACTGACCGCCTCAACATAAATGATTTCGGGATCGACAATTTGGATATCAATAGATGCAATCCTGAAGTCTGCCAGTGATTCCTTAATGTAGTTCTTAGTGACAGTAGATAGAGAATAACCAGATACTGGTTTGATAACAATATAGACCCTACCATATTCTGGCTGAGGTAGTTCCTCACCACCATAGACATAGATATCATCAGCGGCCGGGAAGATATTTCTAACCAGGATCTCGTAGTCTTCAGACACTACACATCTATTTTGTGCAGCATATGACCTAGGTGCTCTGAATTTGATTGAGGACACATCCTCAATGTCACTACCACCCTCTGAGGTGGTCATAGATAGGACATTGGGTATACTGGTAATGAGAGAACCGGAACTGTCCATCGCAGAACCAATAAATGTATATTTGTCAGAACCCCTTACGCCATTACCTATATAACCACCACTGACAATGTAGGAGAGGTTGATGATAGAACCATCCTTGAGTGCCTTGCCGAAGAACCCATCACCAAAGGTCAATTCATACTTACCATCATCAACTTCATTCATCCAATATACTCTGGAAGTTTCATCGAGTTTGGTGAGGTTAGTGGCCTCAATATATGTCTCTGTATCGTCTTCACTTGGATCCTCTTGAACCTCAACACGAACAGTGGTTGAGTCTATATTAATATTCTCAAGAATAAATCTTTGATGGTTATCACTGAGATCTACCGTGAACTTATGAGTAAGGTAGATACCTTCGTGTAACTTGATATTGTTGAAACGACAGGTTCCCGAACTAGTAACTGCAGTTGTCTGTACATCATTAAGGTTAAAGATGATCGCATCATCACCACTCTTAGTGGAAAATACTGGGCCGGGTCTCAACTGGAGATATGCGGGAAGACCTGATGGGTAATCATTCAGGTTAAGAGAATACTCAAGTGTTACTGTACTGAATGCAGATCGTGTAGATGTTGGGGTATAACCAATCGTTCTTGCATGAGCAACAACATTATTACGAAGAGTGGACGAAGAAAGAAAACTCTCATTCGCAATCATGTTTGCGTTGTAGGAATTCATTTGTGAATTCCATGCAAGTAGATTCAGAATTGTCTGTAATTTACTTGCATCAAAATCATAATCGGTGAATTCACCGGTAGATTTAAGGTAATCAATTAGATTACTCTTGATCTGATCGAAATCGACCTCTGTGAGTTGGATTCTTGTCATTTCTTAATTGATTACCCGAGTTATTTAGAGCCTTGTGGGACGAAGGATATGAGAGACATTAAAGATTTGTTCGTATCCCTTTATCTTGTATGTAATATTAGCAACAAATTGTTCTAGTTCTGGTTGAACCTCTACAATTACACTCTCCAATTCAACTCTTGGTTCGTGTAATTGAATTGCCCTTTGGATTTCCAAGGTCATCAGACCAGCAGTACCCTCATCCATCAATTCAAACAGATAATCACTAACCCTAGAACCAAATGTCGGATCAAATGGAATTTCACCGGGTTTGGTCAGGATCAAATTCTTGATTGCATCGTTGATAGCCCTCTCATTCTTAATCAATGTGAGGTCACCAGTGATTGGATTTGGTTCAAATGCAAGGGAGATGTCCTTAAATACCTTAGATTCTCTCACTAAAGGGATATAAGTCATTAAAAAAGAGGGGCATTACCCCTCTATTTATCCAATTATCCTCGGCCTTGACCACGATATCGCTTCTTACTATGGGAATTACTCTTCTTAGAGTACTTTGTACTCTTTGATGACCCCTGATATGTCTTTTTGCGGGTGGGGAGAATCATAGTTTCCCCATTTTTACTGAAATACGCTGCCATAATTAGTTATTTTGAAAAGAATTTAGTTGATCCTTTAGTGATTCTACTTCATTTTGTAGACTTCTTAACTGAAGTATAACACTATCCATGACATCTGTAAGTTTTTCATGGTCTTCTTCACCTGGTTGCCTATACATTAGGACAAATTGTGGATCATCCATGAATAAACTCCGATGGTTTTGGGAGTTCACCATTCCAGATAGGAGGAATCATGATATTCCTTGCAGCATCGGCACCAAATCGATACCACATAGTGTAGAAGTCTTCTCTTTTTGAGCGAGAACACGGATACTTCCTGATGTTGTTACAATTCAGAAGACTGATTTCTTGCTTTAACTCAGTGAGGGTCATTAGTAGTGACGAATATGTGAGATACTATAACAGATTATCTTATGCGGTAAAGATCTCGGCTACAAACCCATTGATCTGCAATCTACCACTGAATGGCCCTGCAGTTGAATTACTTGTCAACAGGGTCGCAGTGAACCCAATATCATCTGCAACAATAGTGGGTTGTTGTGCAGGAGTCGCAGTATTACCATACGCGTTCTGGGGAGTGGCAGTACCATCAACACCCAACCAAGTGTTCAGAACCTCTGGTGTGGGGACGGTTCTCATCTGCACTGGGAATGCTTCACTGTATACAATTCTAGAACTGAGACTTGCATCACCAGTATTCTCCAACCCATAACCATAGAGGTCTATCTGTCTGGGGGCAATTACAACAGTTGGTGTACCCAAAGGACTACTGGGTTTGAATGAACCATATGTCATGTAGTATCTGCGGCA